GAGGGCTGCTGCGGTGGATGCTGCGGTGGATGCTGCGGGGGCTGCTGCGGTGGATGCTGCGGTGGATGCTGCGGTGGATGCTGCGGTGGATGCTGCGAGGGCTGCTGCGAGGGCTGCTGCGGTGGATGCTGCGAGGGCTGCTGCGAGGGCTGCTGAACAAGAGTGGCAGACAAAGACACTGATGGATCTACTATTTAGCGGAGGAGAGTAATGGGAACCAACTACTACCACCGAACTAATATCTGCTCTGAGTGTGGGCGATATGATGAGCTGCACATTGGCAAAGCATCATGGGGATGGCAATTTAACTTTCACGGGTGTCGGAAATATGAAGGATATAATGATTTTGAGATTATATCCTTTAAACAGTGGAAGGATATACTGACGGAAGGAGAGATATGGAGCGATGAGGGCGACCAAATAACTATTGCTGATTTCTTATACTTGGTAAAGTCAAAGAGAACCGATCAGCACCACCACGCAAAGGAATATCCGAGTGATAATACCTGGACCGACGCAGAGGGATATTCGTTCAGTGGTTATGAATTCTCATAAAGGAGGTTGATATGCCTTACTGTAAGGGATGTAAGTATCTCGGGTTGGGTCGGATTGACGAATATGTCTGTCTGATACAACCCATTGCTCGTAAAAGGGTTTTTGATGGTAAGTGGGAAAAAACTGGCGATACGCCTATCGGGTGGGTTAATAAAAAGGGCGATTGTGATAAATGGGAACCCGCACCGCCGTCATTCACTCAGAAACTATACAGGAGGATCTTCAATGGCTAAACGTCCTACAGATAGTCCCAACTGGGGAGGATCACGCAAGGGAGCGGGTAGGCGTAAGAAAACAGGATGGGTATCGTTCAGTATGAGCATACCCGAGGGATTGGCTAAGGAGATCATCAGGCAGTCTAAGGCGACAGGAATGACAAGAGGAGAGGTAGTAGCCAAGCGGTTATTCTGGAAGGAGAGCGAATGACCATAGAAAAGATCATGGCTGATATAGCCCAATTCACAGAGGAACGCGATTGGGGGCAGTTCCACACCCACAAGGACCTTGCCATTGCCCTATCAGTTGAAGCCTCTGAGTTGCTTGAGATATTCATGTTCCGCACCAATGAAGAGATTGAGGAAGGTATTGAAGGGACTGAGGATGCTATCTTGGAGGAGATAGCAGATGTAATGATCTATGCCTTGATGATGTGTCAGAAGATGGATTGTGACCCATTGGCTGCTATTGCGTGGAAGATGGCAAAGAATAGAATCAAGTATCCTGTAGAAAAGGCCAAGGGGAGCAATAAGAAATATACCGACATATCTTGACTTATATCAATTTATTTACTATATTCTATAGACACTCAACAAAGGGGGATAGATGAAAGACTATGCACAGTTCTTGGAGGATAAGCAATCAATAACGCACGAAACAGGCAAGCATGTGGAGCGGGATGAGATTCACCCATCGCTGTTCCCGTTCCAGCGCGATCTGACGCAATGGTCAATTCGCAAGGGTCGTGCTGCAATCTTTGCCGACACCGGCCTTGGAAAGACAAGGATGCAGCTTGAGTGGGGGCGGCTGATGACTGACAATACCCTTATTGTTGCTCCATTGTCAGTGGCACGACAGACACAGAGAGAAGCGAAAATCATCGGCATTGACTTGCCTTATATCCGTAATAATGCCGAGATGACTGATGGAATACAAATTACCAACTATGAGATGGTGACAAAGTTAGACACAAGCAGATTTCAAGGGGTAGTCCTTGACGAGAGTTCTATTCTGAAGTCTCTGGATGGAAAAACACGCCTGAAGTTGCTTGATCAGTTCGGTAAAACGCCCTACCGGCTATGCTGTACGGCCACTCCAGCACCCAATGATATAACGGAGATGGCTAATCATGCAGAGTTTCTTGGGGTCAAAACAAGAAACGATATGCTGGCAACATATTTCGTTCACGACGATGATGGATGGCGGCTCAAGGGCCATGCCCATGAGGCCTTCTTCCGCTGGATGGCATCGTGGGGCATGTTCATTCAACTACCATCTGATCTTGGATATGATGATGATGGCTATATCCTTCCTCCGCTTAACATCAATCCGTTGTTTGTAAAGACAGACTACCGCCCTGATGATGCCCTTTTTTTCACAGGTATGAAAGGTATCTCTGATAGGGCCAGAATACGTAAGGGCACCGTAGAAGAGCGCATGGTGGCAGTCTGCGATCTCATCAACGATGAGGACCAGTGGATTGTATGGTGCGGCCTCAACGACGAATCAACCAAGCTGGGAAAGATCATACCTGGGGCCGTTGAGGTGTCGGGGGCTGATGACGCTGAACACAAGACGCAGGTTTTTGAAGATTTTCAGGATAGTAAGATCAGAGTCCTTGTCACCAAACCCAAGATCGGGGGCTTTGGTATGAATTTTCAGAATGCCCATAAGATGGTTTTCATGGGTTTAAATGATTCGTGGGAGACTTACTATCAGTGCATCCGTAGATCCTATAGGTTCGGACAGACTCATCCAGTGGATGCCCATATTGTCCTGACAGACATCGAGAGTGCAATATTCAAAAACATCAAAAGGAAAGAGAAGATGGCTACATTCCTGAAGGATAAGCTGATAGAAAACATCAAGGAATTTGAAAAAGAGGAACTTGACGGAGGAGAAAAAGTGGAGAAATATAACGAAGACACAGTTGAGACCCATGATTATAAACTGATGCTTGGTGATTCCTGTATCCGTATGGCTGAAATAGAGGATGATTCGGTTGGGTTGTCCGTGTTCTCTCCTCCGTTCCTGAGCCTCTATACCTATTCTCCAACGCCCAGAGACATAGGCAACTCGGACGACAAAGACACTTTCATGGATCATTTTGGCATCATTGCCGATCACCTATTGCGGATCACTAAACCGGGGCGCAATTGTGCGGTACACGTTGCCCAAGTCCCTGCTATGCTGGTAAGAGATGGGTATATCGGCCTGAAGGACTTCAGGGGCATGACGATTGAGTTATTCCAAGAACATGGGTTTATCTATCATGGGGAAGTTTGCATTGATAAAGATCCCCAGGCACAGGCCATCAGAACTAAGGCTAAATCTCTCCTCTTCACGCAACTGAAAAAAGATGCATCATGGCTTAGACCGGCACTGGCTGACTACATCCTTGTATTTCGTAAGCCGGGAGATAATGCGGAACCCATCAAGCCAGACATAACCAACAACCAATGGATTGAGTGGGCAAGACCCATCTGGTATAATATAAGAGAAAGCGACACCCTCAATGTCGCTGAGGGGCGGGACGAGAAGGACGAGCGGCATATCTGCCCCCTGCAACTCGGGACCATTGAGCGGGTGATAAAGCTGTGGAGCAATGAGGGAGATGTGGTATGCTCACCCTTCATGGGAATCGGATCAGAAGGGCATCAGGCTATTGGATTGGGAAGGCGTTTTGTGGGATGCGAACTGAAGGAATCGTATTATAGGGCAGCATGTAAGAATATAGCCAGCGCCGGGACAGGACCGGGGACACAGACGAGCCTATTCTAAAACTCAGCCTTTCTTACAGAAGCCCCTGCGCCCGTATGTCTTGCCGTGGTGCGGTTGGTTTCTGTTAGGATGCGGTTAGTGCGGGATGCTCTCATCAGATTAGCAATAGCCAACGCATCAGCATAATCAGGGGATGACTCGCCTCTTTTTCGCAGTTCATCCTTAGACTCAATAAGTATTCTATTCTTCAGATCGTATCTATAGCCCTGTACTGTCAACTGATGGTGCAGGGTTTTATCGTTAGGTAATGACAATCCGCATTCTTCATTGCCGGGATCTTTATATCCCGCCTCTAATTCAGCTCGCAGCTTGAAATACATCTCAGCCTTGAGATTAACATAACGAGAGTCCGTATAAGCCTTAGACCCAAAAACAACGTCTTGTATCTTCAGCCCATTTTGTCGGCACATATCTACCACACCCTTGCCAGGATCATCAATACCGATAGCATGGAACTGATGGATCTTGTTTAAGTCCTGTATCCTCCCTGCGGTATAGGACGGCTCTCGTCCTCTGTAAGTATCCAATATTCGCACCTGTCGCCCAAAGATCCCAATAAGGCAAGTCCTATCACCTCTCAGCGAATACGACATATCCACACCTAAAGACTTGAACGTGAAGCCCTCTACCTTGCGATCTACGTTGGCTTGCACCCATGACAAAGGAATAACAGAGTCCTCGCCCTCATCAGGAAACTCACCGCAATCCATTGCGATAAAGAGAGGGGAGTCCTCGCCTAACTCTAACGCATCTTGGTGGATCTGATCCAAGGATACGCGCTCAGACTCATAGGCCGATAAAGATAGGACTTGCACTCGACTACCTTCTGAGCCGGTGCAAAGATCATAAAAAGGACCAGATGGGCTACCTGGTGAACTGAGTAGAATAAGCCACAACTTAGCATCCTCGCCGCCGCGCAGAATCCTACGGATAGCATCATAAATGTCCGGAGCGATAGCTTTGGCCTCATCGACCAATACGACTACGTGCTTGGCGTGGATGCCCTCAAAGTTGGCTGCCTTGTATGCTGCACGGCTGATCGTATGAGCATCATAGGGAGGAGGGATGTGAATAGAGTCTCTGCCAATATGCCCTTGTGCGGTTATATCAAACTTGGTCCGTGATAACCACAGCGGCACCTCGCGCCATAGCTGCTCTTGTAGTTGGCTCCATGTCCCTGCTGTCGTTAGTATACGCAGATCCGTATACACATCCATCATATATAGGATAAACAGAGCTGCTATGGTCGTTTTGGAAGTGCCATTTGCCCACTTGAAAGCATACCATCCAGGCTTTGCCAACTTGTCAAGCATCTCTGCTTGATAGGATACACCATCATCTAAGCAAAGTTTACCCGCTGCCAGTTGCTTACGGCACCACTCATGCGAATCGGGCGGGACTGTCGCCAGCCACGCCCGAAGAGACTCCTCGCTTCTGTAATGAGCTAAGTCAATGTCAATATGATCTATCACCCAGGCTGCGGGAGAGGCGTGATAGACCGCCATCGCCTTGGCATGTTGCTCTATTTCGCTATCCAGCATTCGGTCGCAGGGGCATCAACAGATAAAACAGATCCCCCACCTCTTGGTTAGATGATTGGATGATAGACGCCGTTGTCTCGTTGGTAAAGTTGATGGTGATAACACCAGAGATAAACTTGAGGATCTCCTGCAAGTATTGACCGTTATACCCTACCGTCATCTCCTTACCGTCGTAGTCCGCACTGACCTCCTCCCGCGCATCGCCACCACGCTCTGCACTGATAGCAGACATCTCTACCTTTTCGCCCAGCGAAAGATTGATCTGTCTGGTGTGCTGGCTGGAGAGGATAGACACCCTCTTGAGAGTAGGTTGCAACACATCCCTATCAACGGTCAAGATATTCTCCCCAGGCTGAGGAATGATCTGCTGATAGTCAACGTATGGACCCTCGATGAGCCGTGAGACAAGGACAGTATCACCAATAGCACAGGAGATGTTAGTGCCATTAATAATCAACTCGCCGTCACCGTTGCACATCTTAGCCAACGATGATAGGCACTGCGGAGGAATGATGGCCTCCGCATCAGACAGTCCCATGATAGGATAGGTATAGCAAGACAACCGATGGCCGTCAGTAGCTACCATAGACACCCCCTCTTCGTTAGTGCGGCAGAAGACACCTTGAAGAACGGGCCGTGTATCATCTTGCGAGACAGCAAAAGAGGTCTTGTTGATCATATCAGCCATCACCACAGGATCAATACCACTACCACCAATAGGAATTACCGTGCCATCCATCTTATCTGGCATCTCAGGGAAATCGTCGGATGGCATACCCTGCAACGTGTATTGACCTGAATCAGAAGTCAGTATCATGGACTCCTCATCAGAGGTAATATCTATATCCTCATCCGGCCACTCGCTGATAATCTCTCTGGTGATCTTCGCAGGGACAGTAAGGCATCCCATCTCGTTGATGGTGGCGTCTACCTTGGTCCTAATAGTAATATCAAGACTACTGGCGGTAATAAACAAACCCTCGCTGTCTGCCACTATCAGGACATTCGCCAAGATAGGCAAAGCCGGTTTGTTGGGAACAGCATCAGACACGATAGAAAAAGCACGACGCAGATCAGAACCACGAGCCGTTATACGCATAACAGATCCCCCTTTGGGTAGAATGATTATATAAGATTAATATACATTATTTGGAGAATCTGTCAAGGATCATTCTTGTCTTTTCCTTCCTGAAACTCTTCGGCGCGTTGCGAAATGATGCGACGTAATTCCAAATCAATAGCAATGGGCTTGCCTTCGGGTCCAGATAGCTCCACCTTCTTGACGGCTTGCCGCCCGTAATGCTCCTCCAGCTTCTTGATGGTAGATAGGAAGTGCGGGGCCAGCACCGCAGCGGGTATATCATCAGGATCTAACTCTTGTAATCGCTGGCTATACTTAGCATACAATGCCTTGAGTGCCTGTTCAATATTCTCAAACAGTTTATCGGCCTCTATCTCCCTCAGTGCCGCCTGTCGCTGTCGCTCGGACTCATCCCATGCCTCTGCTCGTTCGCGCCACTTGAAGGTATTGGCCTTCTCAAGCCATGCGCCGGGGGAGTATTTAGCCTGTTTTTTGCTCTGATCCCTACGCCTTCTGTTCACTACTGACAGCACAGACCGCTCTGGACCCATCAGCCTATACTCATCAAAGCGGCCATACCAGAGGCTACTTTCACCTTCTTGTCTATCCCATACCACCCGCTCATCCATTACATCAACTGCTCCAGTTTAGATTGAATGATCTTCTGTAAATCGTGAAGGCTATATACTAAATTATCTTTCCAGCGTGGTTCATCGGCAAATTCTTTGAGGTCGTTTTTCTCAAGATATTCAGCATATTTTTCTAACTGCCGCCTGACCTTCCCATAGCGCAATGTCAACCGCCGTCCATCATCAGAAGGCATCTCTTGTCCTTGAAATACCTCCTGTCCCTTGCGTATCTCTTCGGCAGCGGCAGAGATGCTTTTGAGGCCCGTATCTACCTCATGTTGTAGTTCTTCGCTGCCCTCCTCAAATACTTTCTTGGTGCGTTCATAGGTTGAGGCTGATGTTCCAAGATCGGCAGCAACGCGATCTCGTGTATCCCCCCGCTCATTTGGACGGAGGGCTACACCATCCTTCATCCTCTCTTCAGCGCCCACACCATAAATTCGCTCTAATTCTTTACCTGCCTTATACATCTGCCCCGGAGTTAATTGTCTCCTTAAAACATTATCTTTAAGTAGGTGTTCCCTAATGCTATCCTCAGTTTTTAGCTCACTTTGGCGAATAATCGGCACTGTGTCCCATCTTAAATCAGTGATTGCGCGTAATCGCTGGCTACCACAGATCACTCTATTTTGATTATCTACCTCAAGTGGATATTGTAGCCCCCGCTCCTCAATATCTTCTTTGAGATCCTCTATCCTCATTATATCCAATTCCCCAAAAACCTCAAGGGATAATGGATGTGCCGTAATTGTATCTATGGGCACAAATTCAATAACAAAATCACGCATAATTAAATCTCCACAAAGGTTCTAGGGAAAGAATAAAGACAAACCGATATACCCCATCGCTGAACTGCTTGTGCGATTGTGCGCGTGATACTGGACTCTTGACCCACTAACACCAACTTATGCTCGGGATATGAATGTGAATATATGATCAATTGTCCTAACCCCTCATGCATTTTATCCAGCGTTAAATGTCTCTTTATTTCGTAAATGGTATCCTGAGATAATATATCAATACGCCCACCTATGCATCTGACTTGACGATTAGTCCGGTTGCCCTCGCCGCAAAGTTTTATATCAAAGATTGTCTCTATGTCATCTTCGGTTAACCAAGAGGCCCGATCAATCCCCCTTTTTTTATCAATTAATATTCGCTCGGCCCTTGATAGGCTTATCTCATGGCGTATAAGTGAATCAATTATTTCGTTTTTGTTTGACTTCATAACCTTTTTTAAACGCGACCATGCCGATTGACTTATATCAAGGTCATTGGCAATTTTCTGAATGACATTTATTGGTTTCTTTATCCGCTTACCACTCAGCGGTACGTTTTTACCTCCATTTATCATATTCCTTTTAGCCAGAGGAGCATATTCAGCCTCAAGTGCTTGGCCCTTATCCCATAGGGTCAGATAATCAAGATTCCGCATGGTCCTCCCTCTTTGATTTCAGCATACCCCAAACAGCGCACAGCTCGTTATGTATCTCATCCCTGGTAATATCATCCATGACAGGTAGATCAGCCATGATGGATAAAGAGGCATTGCCTGTCTGCTCAAAACATTGTAGGGCTGCTTGGAAGATGACTCGGGTGGTGAGGGGTAGTTCGTTAAAAGGCAGGGAGAACGATTCGCCAAAAAGATTTATAGAGGCATCGTGACGTTCGTCCCACTCATCCAAATCAATAAAGCGATAGGACTCTAAATTGTCGCTCTGACGCTGCACATCTTTGACAGATGGATCACCTATCTGTTCAATATAGGCAACCTCTTCAGCCGTTAATGTCTCGCCAATCTCTTGCTCTGCCCAATCTCTTACTTTTCTTGCTTGCTTGGATGTTCGTGCTTTCCACTCTGATCCCTGGACAGTGCCGCTGGTGCGACGGTGAGTAATCATAGCCCGTTTGATGCGCGTATGGATATACGTGGAGAATCTACATTCCAATCCCGCATGAGCAAAGTTCTTAGCACCCTCACACAAAGCGACAGAGCCTTCGCCTACGTACTCTTCATACTCTTCAGGAGTGCCGTGCTTCTTAGCCAGATCAAAGACCATACCATAGTGAGCCGTGACAAAGGCATGGAGAGCCGTCAGGTTGTTGGTGCGGATCTGCTTTACAAGATGTGCTTCGGTTTGGGGATTCATAGATTTGTTTTAGGGGAGGGTTGCTCCCGCCCAGAGAGCGTAAGACCGCAACTGCACCCGTAGGCCGTCTGCTCGGCACTGTCTCTCCTTTTGTTGGCGATCATGGCAACCCTCCCGATAGAAGGGTATCCCGGTAAACTGCTAGGGGGATAGTGGCTCACCGTTTATGTGACAGGATACCCAAATTATTTGGCCGAATGAGGCCTAAGCCTTGTCCGTTGTAAGGTGGCATGAAATAGAATTATTAATCCTATTTAAGAGATTCATGCATTCCTCTGGTCAACCACCCTCGTTAGAGGTGCTGCGCTTTCGCATCAGCGTTTCGCTACCCACCTCCAGCCAGCCAATTAATTAGTTTATTATGTGACTCTTGTGTCCATTCTTGGCCTATCTGACTCTCTGACCATTGGACTATCGTAGTCAATATAGTATTCTCAGAAGGATTGTCAACCGGAGGTGCTTCTTTTAATTCTTGCCCAGGTGATTGAATGATGTCGGCATAGACCTCTTCGTCATGCTCATGCTTGGCTGACTTGGCGATGAGGCGCGTATCCTTGACGCTCAGAGCATCATCAATAGCTGTCTCTAACACAGCCGCCCTATCGCCTTGTGGTAGCGCAGCGACGGCCTGATGATGCCACCAGCTTAGTTCAGGCTTGACCTCCTCGGGTGGTATCTTGCTTGCCACCCACATCATATTACGAACCGTCTCGCGAGAGAATCCAAAGTCATCAGCCATCTGTGACCATTGATCTGGAAAAGCATTCTCGCCATAGACCAGCCAATGACCTATATCCCAATATAGGCGCGATGCCTCGCCCTCTATCTGGCGCAGTTCGGAACGCAGTCCTATCCCTCGTTCAGCCCAATCGTCATACGATACTATCTCAGTGTTTACTGTTGCCAGTTCAGTCATTCATCCTCATAGGGAATAAAGTCACCCGCTTGTTCTTCTAATTGCTCTATGAATTCACGATAGGATTTTTTATCAGGATCACCGTGGGATTCATAACCGAGCCTTAAAAAGGTTTGGATCATCTCAATCAGTTCACTAAATACACCATGACCGCCGTGAGAATAGAGTTGGCAAAATAGCCGCGCTGCTGCCTTGTCACGATCTTGACCAAAGGGCACATAGTAGCAATCAGCCTTCAACTTGCCATCTAAGAATTTATCCCAGTCTGTCGTTTTGCCCACAAGTTTGAAGATAACCACCCCCTCTCTGTTATACGTATAACACGCGACAAAATACGCGATATTATGTCGTCTATGGCAAGGCTTGTACCTATCACTACTTTTTGTGGTTACAATTATTGGTAAATGAGCGAGGATGGCCAGGTCACTATAATCTCAGGTGTGATCCAAGGATCTTTACGTCCCTCTCGCCTTGGGCTTGTGGACAACCTGCTATTACCCCTCACTGCACCCTCGCAATATCAGGCGAGAGAAGGAGTCGAACCTTCACACTTCAGGATATGAACCTGACGCAGCACCCATACTGCCTGTCTCGCGATAATCAAAATACGTTATTAATAAATACACCAATGGCAAACAGAAGCAATACCATAGCAACTACAGTGCCTGATATAGCCAATACCTTATAGATCGGATGACGCATTATTCTCTCCTCAAGTCAATCGCCAGATCATCAAACCAGAATATAACTCGTCCATCGCGCTGCAATGACCACCATGTACCCCTGCATACATCATCCAACTGCCTGCCAATGATAGCCAGCTCCTTTTTTAACACTTGACGCAATTCATCTTGATTATGCACCGTCATTTAGAGCACCTGTTATCCATGTCATGTTTATGTGGATGAGCCTTTGTCCTATACACTCATCCTTAAACCAGACAGCCTCAGAATCATCCCAAGAGCAACTATGCAACCCGGTGTGTCCTTGTGGTAACTCACATTTAAAACTGGCACCCCAATCGCATACATGATATTCTGCATCACAACAATCATTCATCAAATTGCGCCTTGAGAAGTTCATCCTTATACCACTCAGGTAATCCACGAGTAACACCACGCAATATCTGAGGAAAGAAATGCTTCATCAACGCAACGGCTATCTCTTCATAGCATTCGTCGTGTATATCCTTCTGCGTCTCTTTGATGAGGTTGCCAATGTCTTTTGGTGAGCCATCTAATTCACCTCTCTCTTGGATATGCTGGACGGCTTTCTGCCAACGCGCTGGTGTGCGGTATTTATCAATCAATCCAAGAATAATATCTTGCTTGCCTGGATTGCTTTTACCCCATTCTTTTGAATGAACCTCTTTGAAGGCTTCCGAAACGTGCTTGCCCATCATCGCTTTGCCATCGGTTGTAAACCTTTTATAGTTCTTAATGACAAAGCCTTCTATCTTCTGACCACCAAGAATAGAGACAGTATCCAATAGATCAGTCAATACGGTAATATTGTCAACCATCCCACTATGTAGAAGAGGAACAATCTCTAAGCCAATGCGCTCGGCCTCTGCCGCCTTCTCCTCATAAGATAGGTATGTCTCCTCATTGGTGTTAATATCGAAGAGGATAATATTATCATTGGGTATCCTATCATAGGCCAAGGCGTTATGCTTTGGCTTCTGTAGATACTCTCCTCTATATGTCCAACCCTCTTTGAGAATAGACTGTCGATCTAAAACAGACGCCACCGCCTTGGTGAACATCTTATCAGGTGCATCCGTAGGAAACTGCTTGCCCCTGGATCGCACCAATAGCTCTCCACCTATCATCCCAAAGGAGAACTGTGAGCCGTCCACCTTCTCCTCTACGATAACCGAATCGCGTAGAAGCTCATCTATGGCAGCATGGCCTACGTTATATATCTTTGGATAGCTATGCCAAGAGGTCATTTGATCTTAGCCTTATCATAGCTACGCGCACCAGAATAACCTAAATATCCTGCGCCGAAAAGCGCGATTATATTATCAGGTATAGCAGCTAACCATGCCTGAAAACCTGAGATGATAGCCGTTGCTGTATTAGGCGAGATAGCACTGAGAATACCCATTGGTATAGCAGAGAGCATCAAAATATAAATCACGTAGAGGAACCCAGGACGCGCCCTGGAGGTCCATTTATCCTTGCTCTTGGCCTCCATAACGATAGCACTCATAGATACCTCAAGCTCTTTTAATTCATTCTCAGACTCCAGGCGCAGTAATTCCAGTTTGGCCTTATCCCTTGCCTCTGGATCAGGAATAATCTTGTCCAGCAAGCTCCCGCCTATCTTAATCAGATCGGTTATCATTATTAAAATCCTCCCGTATCTTAGCAATGTATAACAATTTCCGAGCAAGACGATCCATACGCCATCTGGTTAATACAGTAGGAAATTTTGATATTTCTCTGTCACGGCTCCACGATGTATTTTCAGTAGTCTTTAGGCGAACAATAACCGCACCAGAAGAACATAGATCGGCGTCAACATAAAAACGGTTCATCGTATATACTCCTCTATCCCAAGGTGGATGAGTTCAGCATGTACAATCGGTCCTGTTTTAGAATCAAAAAACTCTCGCTGTTCAGGTGCGTCCTTAAAACCCATCTCAGTGATAACGCTTGGCATATGTGTCTCATTCAGGAAATACAGGTTGCGCCCCATAGACGATTGGGAGCGGGGGCCAGCAGCTTTCCAACTGGATATGATTCGCTTCATTGATGCGAACTGATTTGAGATACATTGTGCAAGCTGCCGACCCCCAGGGGAGAACTTACCATCTTTATCCCAATATAATACGGTAGAGTATTTACCTCCTCCCGAGTTGACATGGATCTCAATAGCCAAGTCCACTTGGCGACGATTGAATAATCTCACTTTATTCTTGAGGGCGGTATCATTGTCCATCTGCCAATACTCAAGCGGAGGAACAACTACCTGATGCCCACAGTCCATAAGGATGGTGGATAGGCGCTGTTGCACCTGGGCGCAGTGCTGCCACTCCCAGAGGCGTTCGCCCGTGGTGTTTCTGCTATGCCCCGCGCACAAGCCGATCATTTATAACTCAAGAAGTCTTTGGGCTGAAGATCCAACTGGCAGCATATACCCTCTATGATCTGGCGGGTGGCGTTCTGTCTACCTCTCATAACACCATTGAGGTATATCTTGCCTATGCCTATCTGACGGGCCAGCTGCGCCTCTGATTTGATGCCTTTGTTCAGTCGCTCTGCTTTGACGCGGTCTGCATCTATATGTAGTCTCATTGTCACCTCCTGTATTTAATATAAAGGAATAGAGAGCATAGTCAAGGAGATGGCAAATTGTTTTTGTAATAGGCGAAAATAATCCTTGCTTTATAAAAGACTATGTTTTATATTAGTAGTAGTTAAGAAACACACACACGAAAGGAACTGAAATGGAAAACGCAATCGGACAGGAATTCAAAAGCATCGCCAAGAAGCTCATGCCGGTATTTCCCGAACTATTGGATATTGAAGATAGCGCCACTCGAAACGAGATTGACGAGATCATGTTTCGCAAAAGCGAGTATGTCGGGGGAATGGCAGCGGTCATTATTGCAATGATAGAGAAATCGTAATGAATAACCTAATCGCCATCATGCAGACGCACAAAGTAGACGAACGCACCGCCAGAAAGATCCTCTCCGCTCAGATCTTGGCCGATGTCAAGGCGCGGAGAATCACCAAGCGGCAGAAGGCTGGTAATCGTTATGATGCCAAGGCCAAAGCAGCTGCACTCAAAGGAGAATACTAAGATGAAGGCAGTAGGCAAAACCAACGGCACGATCCCTCAGTGGTATAGGCAGATCCACAATAACCTACAGACGCAGCAGAGCGAGATATTCGCCCTCATGGGTGACGTAGGTGGCTATCCTGTTTACCCCGGTGAGACGCTTGGAACGAGCCAAGTAGGACGCGCCAGCTTTTTGGAGCGCATGACGTTAGGTGCGATCCGCAAGAAGAATAACTCAGAAGAAGAAGTAGCACAAGCGCATGTTTTTGCTGAGTTGTATCAAACTACCGGCCTCAAGATGCTACCCGAACACGAAGAGGTTTTTGGCCGCTATTCACCACCACCGGACAGTAATCCTTTTGCTCAGGGTGGTGGATTAGAAGCTGACTTTGGACGCTTGGCGCAGTATTTCAACGATCCCGCTGCACCTCCTCTCGCTCTCATTATACATGATGCCGATCTCATCTTTGATGCTGAAGGTGCCTTGGTGGAGCCTGAGCGAACTTTATTGGCTTATCTGCGCCAGTGGTCTGCCATGCCCCTATTAAGTGGTAATGGTAGCCCTCATAGAATCTTCTTAATTGCCCATAGCGACCTGAGAGGTGCCTTGGTGCAAGGACGCATAGCCCCCATCAATATCCCCTTACCTGAAGTAGATACGCGCAGAGACTTCGTTAGCAGAGTGATGGATGCCAACCCCAATCTCACTTTAGAAGAGGGATTGACAGAGGAGGAGTTGGCAAGGATAACGGGAGCGTTGAACCTCTTGCAGTTAGAAGATTGCCTGTATCAAGCCGAGTTAGAGGGTGGGATAGTTTCCCGTAAGATCGTTCAGGCAAGAAAAGATGTTTTAGTCAGACAAACCTATGGTGGAGTGATTGATATTTCCTATCCAGAAAAAGGCTTTGATTCTATTGTGGGTCTGGATCAGCTCAAAGATTACTTTAAAAAATATGTATATCCTAAGATGATGGCTGGCGATGGTCGATGCCCGAAAGGTCTGGTTTTTTCAGGAAATCCAGGGTGTGGAAAAACCGAACTATCTAAGGCTCTGGCATGTGCTTTGAATCTCCCCCTTGTAATGATCCGTATGGATATGATCAAGAATAAATTTGTGGGCGAGAGTAATAAGAATATGTCCAAATTATTTGAAGGCATCAAAGCCCTTGCACCCTCTATCGTCCTTTTTGATGAGTTACACACCATGTTCAATAGTGGCGATAGCTCAGGCGTGTCTCAGGAGATACAGGGCCAGCTACAAACCTTTCTCGCAGCCTTCCCCAGAGGTGTTGCATTCTTTATCGGCACTACCAATTACCCATCAAGAATCCCCAGAGAGCTATTGAGGCCGGGGCGTTTTGAGCAAGTAATCCCCTTACTGCCGCAGCACTTCGATGGCGTGAGGCATGAGCTTATCAAGGTCATTGCTGATAAGATGGGTATTGAGATGGATGTCACAGAGGATGAGTTAGTTGAATTGGGCGAACAGGCAACCGATTTCACCGGAGCTGATGTAGAGCAACTGTGCATTGAGGCAGATAGAGAAGCAACTGAAGATGGGCGATCTGTTATACGTATAACAGATCTGAGCAAGGCCTTGGAATATGTTGTTCCTACGGCTAAAAGCACCCAAGAGATGACGGATGAGGCGTTGGAGTATTGCTCAAACAGGCGATTCGTACCAAAGACAGTTGAGGATAAGGTGGGCGAGCCTGTTAAAGGTAGAGGATTGAAGAAGATTGAACTGTAAATAATCCTTGATATATATAGAATTGTTAGTTATATTTAAGTATACAAATTAACCAAGGAGAAGCAAATGAGCAATCTTGATTTCATGCCCGAAGATGAGCAGCAGAAAGTCGCACAGTGGAAAGTTCAGTGGGATACTGTTCTCAGGGATGGTATTATCATTGATATTCATGTCAGTCAGTGGTGGCCCTATGTATCGTTGAATCCCGAACGCATGGCGAATCTCGGTATCCCCACAGATACGCCAGAGGGCAAGGATGCCGTCAAGAAGGTCTTAAAGGGCGGTAGGATAGATCTCATCCCTGAAGAGTTCTATAAGCCTATCCAGTGGGCAGCAGATCGCGCAAGGCGCAATGTGGACTTCTTCACCATTGATGTGATGTTCGGCCATCTGCTCCCGGCTACCGCCTATAAAGAATGGAAGGCAGAGCATGATAATCAGTATGCCGCCTTTTGGACCGCTATTGATGAGCTGTGCAATAATCTGGATTCGCACATCTTATCTATGCGAGATACTTATGTGGATCTGTTTAGCCGGGTCTACGATAGATTGCCTGAGATCGTCATGGGCCGTCAGCAGTTCATTGAGGAGGCTATTGCAGATATTCGCCGTAACCTACCTGATGCTGAGTATATCAGAAGCCGTTATAGTATGGTAGTAGATTATCGTTTTGCACCCATGCTGGATGAGATATCCGAATCAGAGACGAGAGCGGCCAAGCTGAGAGCGGAATCTTTGTTGGAGGTAGATGCCTTGGATCAGCAGCGCAATACGATCCTTGAGGAAATGCAGCGCGAGGTGGGAGTGCAGTTGGAACAACGCAGATTGAAGGTGGAAGAATCGTTGGCAGTAGCCGAGGGGCAGTTTTATGGTATCGTAGCCGAAGCGGTGCAGGGACTTTCTAATGCTTTGTCCAGCAGAGGTAAGTTCACCGGAAAGCAAGGCCAGCAGTTAAAGAACCTCATCAAGCAAGTCTCTTGCCTCAACGTCTATTCTGATAAAGGATTGGATGAGCAGATTAGCAATCTGGAGCAAGCCTTCGTAGCCAGGACAACATCACAGGGCGAAGCCAGGACAAACGCGCTGGAAGGGCTTGAGAAGGCGTTAGCAGATACTAAGGAGTATGTAACACAGCAGATAGAGAACATACCCAAGATGCGCGGCGTGAGAGCCATTGAGACAGATGATACGGCACCAGAAGAAGGATTGAGGGTATCAAGGATGATGGATGTGGAAGAGGCTCCTGAGCTGGGGGGTGGAAGCGTTCGGAGAGTGGTTGATATTGATTGAGTTAATAACCCCATTTATTTTTACCTGATAGCAAAATAACTCTTGCTTTATATAAATCTATGTTTTATATTAGTAGAGAGATTAAAACACACCAACAAGGAGAATTTAAAATGACCAATTTAACCCTCGCAGAGATGGACAACGAAATCGTCAGCAAGCAGGGCTGGACGCGCAGCGAGTTGACCGAGGCTTTTGATAAGGTTCAGAATCCAGTGGATTGGAAGGAGCGCGTTTGTGGCCTGATACCCAAAGAGGCAGAGGAGATCACCCGCGAGGCCATAGCCTTCTTTACCGCAACAGAGATGCGAATCATCGCCAGTGACGATACGCAGATCGTCATTGAAGCAGATGGGTATCGCGCTGGCCCAGCTTGGTAGGCTGCTGTGATGGGCTTAGGCCCATCGGGGATACGCTCTCGTAATAAGCAGGGAAGATCCCGTAAAAACGAGAGCATTACAAAGGAGAAATAAGATGGCTTATCTGGATCTGGTTTACACCGGCGATAAAGAACTTACCGACCTGTTTTGCAAGGAGGCCAAAGAGAAATTCCCCGGCATTTCGTGTGATGTGGATCGGGACGAGATTCACGAATATAGAGTTGAGGTGACAGGGGATATTGAGCAAGATACATTCTGGTCATGGACCCTGAAAAGCGGCTTCGCAGGGATGTGTCTCGCGTTGAGGTTGACCGCCAACGAAAAGGGCATGGATTGGCTCATCGCGCTTAAGGAAGGAGAATAGCCATGCCGTGCAATGGAATTTCTGTAATGTCCTACGAGCGTAGAGAGCGCAACGAAGCAGCCAGAGAGATTATCAACCTTCTGGAAACCTACCCAATGCAAGCTGTCAGTGGATTCACCCGAACGCAATGTGGCAAGGGCTGGAAGGTGGATTTGGCAGATAATGGTATCATCAAGCTGGCTATCATCGTCCCTACGCCTCAAGGTGATATGCCTATCAATATCTCTATAGAGGATGGTGGGATCGTTACTTGCGTCACACAGTCAGGGACATTTGAAGGAGGTAAGTTCGTCCTTGAGAAGTTGATTGCCCAGGCATTGATGTTGAAAGGAGTGGATCTTTCGAGCCTTAAATTTGAAACCCATAATCACAAGCCCAACAAAAACGCGCCCAGGCTGCACTATGGACGCACTCATGTTCATTAGGAGATAGAAATGGGAACGAGACATTTGACTTGCGTTAAGGTAGATGGTGAATACAAAGTAGCGCAGTATGGACAGTGGGATGGGTATCCTTCTGGACAAGGTAAAACGATTCTGAAATTCCTGCATGAGATGGATAGAGCACATTTTGAGGAGAGAGTAGGAGCCTGTATCTTTGTCTCTCACGAAGAAATTACCCGTATGTATGAAGAGTTTGGTGCTGCGAACGGGATGATCGGCATGGAGGATAGTAAGTCCTTTTTACGCACCTATCCAGAACTTCATAGGGACACAGGAGCCGAGGTGCTACGTATTATATATGATAACGAGGGTGTAATAAAACTCGGCAACAACATAGACTTTGCTGGCGACTCCCTCTTTTGCGAGTGGGCGTATGTGATTGACCTTGATGATAATACCTTTGAAGTGTTTGTGGGATTCAATCAGGAACCGTTATCTAAAGATGATAGGTTTTACGCTCAAACTAAAAAGCACAATCCGACAAAAGATGATGGGTATCAACCCGTCAAGCTGTTCGTATCTTACGATTTGGACGACCTACCCTCAATGGGTGAATTCTTGGCTTACTTCACTTTAGATGGAGGATATGATGATAAGTGATCTTGGTAGTATGGGCACGTTGAACAATCTGCGCCATGCTCTTACACTAAACGATTTTGTATTCCCGGCAATCTACCTACAGCCTACAGATAAGCAATGGCAACAGTTACAAAAAGCATTGGCATCTACTGCCGAACCGACAGACGAGCAGTTAAATGATCCTGAGCTATTGAGACTCGTTGAGGAGGTGGAGAATGAGGCGAACGAAGCATATATGTAAATCATCAAGAGGTGATAAATGGGCGCTTAGGATCTTAATCATCATCTTGTTGATACTATGTTATCAAATAATACCCAAATTACTTGCACATACCTATTGACCTATTAGCTATTATTTAGTATATTTAAAGAGTAGTTAAAACTCTTACAAGGAGCTGAACATGGACTACGATGAGATACAGAGCGAAGAAATCAACGAGATTGCCCTTGCCCTTGCCAAAGCGCAGGGAGCGATGGACGCGGCTGAGAAGTCGGCCAACAACCCGCACCTGAGAAGCAAGTATGCAGACTTGGCTTCTGTTATTGATGCTACTCGCCCCGCCTTGGCAGCTAATGGCTTGGCCGTAGCACAGATCATCTCCGAGCAAGTCTTGGTAACGATCCTCGCCCACGAGTCAGGACAGTGGCTCAGGAGCTACTATCCTTTCTCGCCCGTGGATCAAAAAGGCATTAATCCGAATCAGGCGATGGGATCTGCTATTAGTTACGCACGACGCTTTAGTTATGAGTCTTTGGTATGTGGCGCGAGAAGTGACGACGATGATGGACAGGGAGGTAATAAGCCACAAAAAGAGCAGACTCCGCAGCCAGAGCCACCCAAAGAGGATCTACGCAAGCGAGCAGAGCAAGGATACATCGCTATAGCGAGGGACTTTGCTGAGTATGCCAACACGCTCAAGGATCTGTTGGATGAGTTTGGCGTAGAAGAATTGACCGCCGTCACCGATGAGCAGTTGCCCGTAGTAGTCGCCAACCTTACCAAGCTGTATAAGTCATTCTTCGATGATCTTTGCAAAGAGTTGATGGAGATGGAGGAGAAGAGAGGTGTCCCACGACCACATATCGAGAACTCGCGCAAGAAGTATAATGTAGCCGGGGAGTGGAAGATGAGCATGGTGGGTGATCTCAAGAAGTATAAGGCGCACCTGGTCGAAGAAATAGAAAAGCTATAAATCTTATGCCGGTCCCTGCCGTGATCTCTGTATACCCGATCTTGTGGACAACGAGCCGGGGAACACTTAAGACGAGGGTAGCGGGGATCGGCTAACTTAATAAGGAGCTACCATGAAAACGCGCTTCCATCACATCCATATTGATCAGCCTCACGCCAATGGAGATACCTGGGATAAGATATTTAATCTATGGTATAAGGCAGAGAAGTGGGGTTGCGTCAAGCGGCATTACAATCACAAGTTTCCGAACATCAGAGGCGTGACTACTTGCGAGATCCAAAAGGACGATGAGACTCTTTCGGTAGGATATGCGTTTTGTTCGTCGGCTGATCAGTTCAGTCGGAAAAAGGGCCGCGCTATTGCAGAGGGTAGAGCGTGGAGTAACCTTATAATGGAGGAGGTGGAACAGTAGGAGCCATGCCGGGAGTGGCCTCAGTGGGGAGACTGAGGCCACTCATATCCGTTATACGTATAACGGATGAGGTTATTATGACTAAGATCATACTTTGTAAATGCGAGAACAAGTATCAAGATAAGCTGTATGGCAAAGGCCGTAGGGTCCACAATAGCACCAAAGAAGAGAACACCTATCGCTGCACCGTCTGCTTGGATGTTAAAGTAGTCAAATGATAAGGAGGATATGATGGCAAGAGGATTGAACAAGGTAACGCTGATCGGTAATGTAGGACAAGATCCAGAGGTGCGCTTTACTCCCAATGGCGATCAGGTGGCTAACTTTTCTATAGCCACAACGGAGTCATGGACGAAGGATGGACAGAAGCAAGAGAAGACAGAGTGGCACAGACTTGTGGCCTTCAGGAAGTTAGCTGAGATCATCGGCACTTATGTCAAGAAAGGATCTAAGCTCTATATCGAAGGCAAGCTTCAGACGCGCTCCTGGGAGGACAAGGATGGTCAGAAGAAGTATACCACAGAGATCGTTGCCAATGAGATGCTGATGCTGGATAGTAAGGGAGAGAATCAGGGACAGCAGCAGAGCCAGCCAGCGCAACAGGAGCAGCAAAGCGATCAAGGGTATCCTGAGAGCGGTGACACCGACCTCCCATTTTGACCCTTGACTTATTCTTGATTAGGCTTATATTTAATATTGACTAAAGACTCCGTTGCCAAACAGAAATTAAGCCTTGGGTATCCTGAGCAGCAATGCCAGGAGCGGAGCTTCAACGGAGATCCGTAGTCATACCCAAGGCTTTTTTGTTATACGTATAACTTAGGAGGTAGTAATGAGTGAGATTCGCATAGATCCAGAAATACAAGCACTTATACCACCATTGTCGAATGAAGAATATTATCAACTGAAAGATAATATAGAAGCCGATGGATTGCGCGAAGCTATAATTTTATGGAACGGCATTGTTATAGATGGACATCATAGGAAAAAGATATGTGATGAACTTGGAATAGAAGTAAGAACAATAAGTAAGGAGTTTGAAAATAGGTGGGATGTTTTGGAGTGGGTTATAAATAATCAGTTTGGCCGAAGAAACTTAACTACCTTTCAAAAGGCTGAGTTGGCTCTAAAATATGAACCCATTATAGCAGCAAGAGCAAAAGAGAATCAGGGAATGCGAACCGACATTCCGCAGAATTCTGCAAAAAGTCTGACGCCAGTAGATACCCGCGCCGAGCTTGCCACCAAAGCCGGTATATCCCATGATACGATTCACAAGACTAAGATTATTATTGAACAGGCTGATGAAGAAACAAAGCAAAAGCTACGAACAGGTGCCTCTGATATGTCAATCAATAAGGCGCACAAGGAGATTAAGAGAAAGGAGAAGGAAAAAACACAAGAGCAGAAAAGAGAGCAGCGAATAGAACAAAATGCAACGGCTAAAACAAACAAATTTAATCTTATATGTAAAGATATACAGGATATTACATCCGATGAGATCGGCCACATAGACATGATCATTACTGATCCACCTTATCCAGAAGATTATCTTTATCTCTATCCCATATTGGGCCGTAAGGCATTTGAATTATTACCCGAGGGCGGATCACTTATTGTGATGATAGGCCAATCATACTTACCGACCATAATAACAGCACTCTCAGAACATCTAACCTTTCAGTGGATTTTGTCCTATCTCACACCAGGCGGCCAGTCGGTTCAACTCTGGCAACGTAAGGTGAATACGTTTTGGAAACCGCTCCTCTGGTTCACCAAAGGAGATTATAAAGGGAAATGGATTGGAGATGTAGCAAAAGATACAGTCAATGATAACGATAAAGATTGGCACCATTGGGGGCAGTCGGTGAGTGGTATGGTTGATATAGTGAATCGGTTTGTTGAGCCAGGACAAATTATATTAGATCCTTTTTGTGGTGCTGGAACAACTGGTATAGCAACCATAAAGTCAGGGTGCAATTTTATAGGTGTCGATAATGATAAAGATCAGATAAAGATCAGCGCCAGTAGATTAGGAGAAGAGGATGGAAGAGAATAAACCTGAAGTGAGAAAGGAGCGATCTGGCTGGCGTGATGAGTCTATCAGTCAAAAACACAGAGAATGGGGATGGGATTGTCCGGCGGTAGACATTGATTTTTTATTAGTCGAATATGATAAAGCATGTCCTGTGGCTATCATTGAATATAAACACGAAAATGCGCCACTGCAATATCCGACACACGCATCATATAAAGCACTAAGCACATTGGCTACTGATGCTGGGCGTTCTTTTTTTGCTGTTCGTTATGCTGATGACTTCTCGTGGTGGAAAGTTATACCATTGAATAAAATAGCAATTGATTTATGTCCAGAGAGAATTCAATACACAGAAGGTGAGTATGTTGAATTTTTATATGGGTTACGTAAAAGATTCTTACTCTCAAAAGGGAATTGACACCCACCGTTATACGCATAACAGGAGGATAGAATGAGTCAATCGTTGAAAGAATCTGATCTTGTGCCGATATTGGAGCGTATTAGAGACTTCGGCATGTTAGTTAATAAGATATATGACGAGCAAGTGAAGAAAAATAACCTGGGCAGAGAAACAGGAGACTTGAGAGAATCAGTCAAGGATTTTATTGTCGATATGAATAAAATGATACGAGATTATTCTGATTGACCGTTGACTTTTCTGAATCACCGCTTATATTAGTAATTGTAGAAAGTAGCCGCCAATGATTTACTACTTAAAACTTTTGAAGCACCCGAGATACCTGATCCCGCGAGGGACAGGATAGGGCTTGGCGGCCTCTATCTACTATCTCGGGTGCTTTCTGTATTAGCATGTAAATAATTATCTCGAATGGACATAAAAATATGATACTCCAGCAATCAGATGAAACCTATATATATCTATGGCGTAAGCTATTAAATTCTGAGATATGGGAGATGCCGAACCACTATCTGAGAGTATGGCTATGGATATTATTGCGCGTTAACTATGAAACAGGCCGCATTGATCGCTCAATGAATAACATCGGCCAAGAATGTGCCTATAGAGTCCAGGGAGGATGCCCACGAACCATAAAGCCCAAGCAGGTATCTGATGTATTGGAGTGGCTCGAAAGCAAGAAAATGATCATCTGGGAGAAGGCTGGAAGTGGGAACGCAAGATATTCTGTCATAACTGTAATAAATTGGGAGAGTTTTCAAGACCCACATCAGATCAATAGTAACAAAGAAGAAACAGAGGATAAACAAACAATAAACGAACAGGAAACAGAAACCCACATATATAATAATAAATCTAATAAATTAAATAAAAAAGATATTCCTTCGGAATCGGAAACAGAATCGAAAAAAGAAGTTTACACTCCATCAGAAAACGCCATGCGCTGTATCAACGAATGGCACTCCAAGCGTCCTATCAAAATGACTGATGATACTATTGCTGTCTATGGCAAAACATTTGACGATATGGAGAGAATTGATAAGTTATCTTGGCGCGAGATAGGCGAGATAGTTAAATACGCCTTGACTACATGGACAAGCCAACACATCCAAGCACCATCTAAACTACGCTCTAAGAATAGATCTTATCCTGAACTCAAGACCTGGGAGGTGATCAGAAATCAGATGAGAGGCACACAAGAAGAGATAGGCGAAGCTAAAAAGAGAGAATTCAAAGGAGTAGAGATGCCATGATGGATCGTATGCCACCACAAGACGTCCAAGTAGAGCAAGCCGTCCTCAGCGCCATGATGATCACCTCTGATGCTATTGGGTTAGCCTCAGAGACTTTAGAAAACTCATTCTTCTATAATTCTCATCATGGTATTATCTTTGATGCTATTATCAAACTGTTTCAAAATGGCATTGAGGTGGATACCTTAACGCTCACTGATGAGCTTAAAAAGCGATCCAAGTATGAAGAGGTTGGCGGTGTCGTTTATATATCCAAGCTGGCCTCTGAGGTAGCCAGTGCTGCCAATATCAAGAATCACATCCAGATCGTATTAGACAGAGCAATAGAGAGAGAGATAATCATAACAGGCAGAGAAGCCGAGAGTGCTATTTACGATGGCGTGGGAGCGGGTGAAACTATAGAGAAGTTCAGTAATAAGCTGATGAACCTCAGTAGGACAACAGATCGCAAAGAGCCTTCGACACTAAGCGATATATTCAGCGACGTCAGTTCAACATATGATAAGGCCTCTGCCTCAAAACGTCCTTTTATTGGACTCGATACAGGCTTCTCGGCTGTTAATTATCGCATGGGTGGATTCATGGCACCCGATCTTATCATCTTGGCTGCGCGTCCGAGTATCGGCAAATCAAGCCTGGCCTTCTCTTTTGCTTTGAACGTAGCCAAGATAGAGAAGAAGGGCGTGGGTATATTCAGTTGTGAGATGAGCAAGCAACAGGTGGGCCAAAGAATTCTAAGCACTGAAGCCATGCTATCGTTACAAGAACTACGACAAGGACGATTAAATTTAGAAGGCGTAGATAAGATGGCAATGGCTATGTCACGATTTGCTCAACTACCTATTTACGTTGATGATACAGCAGGACTATCAATAGTGGAGATGCGATCCAAATGTAGGCGATTAAAACAGAGATATGACATCGGATTATGGGTGGTGGATTACTTACAGCTTATGACAGGTCAAGGTAATAGTGAGAATGAACGCCTCAATATGATCAGTACTGGATTAAAGAATATAGCCAAAGATACTGATACACCTGTTTTGGCCTTATCGCAGTTGAATAGATCATGTGAGAGCAGGCCTGATAAACGACCTCAGTTGAGCGATCTACGTGGCAGCGGCGGTATCGAACAAGATGCCGATATAGTATTAATGCTTTATCGTCCTGGGTATTACGAAGAATTACAAGAAAGAGTTGATGGTAAAGAGATCGGCAATGATGCTGCATTATTAATAGAGAAACAACGAAATGGACCCACGGGACAGGTGCCACTGGTGTGGATACCTGAGTCGGCTTGCTTTGCTGAACGCGCACCTTACGACTCTACTCAAGAGATACCTGAAAACTATTACGAAAAAGACCTTGACTAATCAATAACTATTTAGTATGTTATTAAGTATAACAATAACCCAAGGAGAGCGATATGGATATTATGACGGACGAAACGAACGCAGAGTATCCCGTTGATGAACCAGAGATCATTGAATCCGAAGAACGCGCTGAGGAGCATCTTCGCAAGTTGGCGTATTGGAATACAGAGATGGAGCGTATAAATGCTCATGCACAAGCGGAGATGGACAAGATAGCGGCATGGAAGGAATCAGAGGTGGGTAAGGTCCAATCAAAGATACAATGGCATGAGCAAGGCTTACAGGGCTTTCTGTGGCGTTCGGGCGCTAAGACGATCAATCTGATAAACGGCAAGCTCAAGAGGATAAAAGGACGCGATAGAGTTGAGATACCTGATATTGACGCTTTCGTCGGGACGGCACCGGGAGAATTTCTCAATGTCAAAACGATACCTGATAAAACGTCTATCATGGCTCACATCAAAGAAACGGGTGAGATACCGGAGGGCGTTGATCTGGTGACAGGCGAAGATAGTTTTAAAGTATCTTTGGCTTGATGTTATACGTATAACAGGAGATACCTATGTTATATACTGGCACCATAGCACCTCTGACAAGAAAGCGCGAGCGGATGCTTTTACGTCGTGCTAAAAAAGGCGACCTGGAGGCAAGGGATGAACTTATCCAAGCCAATATCCGCTTTGTTGTTGATATAGCCTCTTACTACGATCAGTTCAGGCGAGGTATTGAGCAAGATGATCTTGTCTCAGAGGGTATTGATGGGCTGATAGAAGCCATTGAGCGGTATGATATGAACAGTAATAATAAACTCATATCATATGCAGTCCATTGGATACGCCAAAGAATACGCATGGCACTTACGGGAGATGATATAGTCAGGCGTCCCGGTGGACTTATAACACACATACAAAAATACATAAAGATGCAGAAGAAGATGGAGAACTCTACGTTTGATGAGATATGCGATGAGATGGATCTATCAGAACAGATACGCATTGATTTAGCAGGACAGTTGAGAGGTGATCTATCGATGGATGCACCCTCTAAGTATGATAAGCCTATTCAATACAAAGACCACCAACCCTCTGCTGAGGTCATGCTTATTGAGAATACTATTAATACTACCATCCAAACAGGTGTTGATTCTCTAAATGGTAGGAGAAAACAAATCCTTACGATGTATTTTGGTCTTGATGGAGAGGAGCCTAAGACGCTACAGGCTATTGGTGATATTATAGGAGTAACAAGGGAGCGTGTCAGGCAGTTAAAAGAGATGGCAATGGATGATTTAAAACAGGAGATCAATTATGAAGAACTTGCTGCGCCGGTTATATAATATAGCTGAGAGTCTTTGTGATAAAGAATTTAGAATAGAGATTGAAGAGGCTCTTAAGTCGGCTGATGTCGTTGAGGATAGATTGGTAAATGCTGAAGTAACTGAGGAGGACGCCGAATGGATGAACGCGCCGATGGGCAAACAATCGGAAGATGCTGAATATAGTGGTGTTGATATATCTGCTACTGAAGTAACCGCCTTGCCGTGGACACGACGTGCTGTCGGTGGCGATTATTCTACTGTGATTGCTGCCAACGGTTTTGTGCTGATACACGCAATGAAACACGCAGATGCCCAACTAATCGTCGCCGCCGTCAATGCGTATCAGTTCGGTGCGGTTGCTGCACCGCCTGATGAGACGCCCGATGAGGAACCGCGCTGTCTCCTCTGCAACACGCCGTTGGTGCCGGTGTGTCCGGTGTGCCTAGCGGAGGAGGAGGACGCGCTTGAAAAAGGAACCGCTGAACATGAACTGTTCCTGCTCTACAATACAATCAATGAATGGATTGATGATCGGGGATTTATCCAACGTGCTGACTATCGGACAGAAACGCTCACCACGGTAGATTCCATCAAAAAACGACTTGCCATCGTTGGTAAGTTTTGGACTGAAATGGAATCTACAGAAATTGAATTACGGGAGAGATTGGACTGGTTATTCTTCCACAACGCCAGAGTAGAAAGCAACAATGGAGAGTTATTCTATGTTTATTGGGATGATTGCGAAGCGTGTGACATTGCTTCCGATCTGGCAGTGCAACAGGCGATAGAATACGAAGGCGAGGACGCTACGGATGCGCCTGAGTCAGTAGCCTATGTCCACGTAGAATGCCCTGAGTGTACGCAGCGCGATGATCTGATTGCGAAGATGCGTAAGGCGATCTACAGAGTAGCACTGATGGCGTATGATGACACAGCAGTAAAGACAGAATTAAGACGTATCGCCGCGATGCAGATGGAAGAACCGTTTACGATTACCAGCGAGGATGCGCCCACCGATGTGCCGCAGCCTGATCCAGACTATTTTGAGCAGACCCAGGATGCGCCCGAATCCAGCGATGCGCCCCATACTCTGATCTACAATAATACCACGCAGATGTGGCAGTGTGAGACTTGCGAGAAGCGTATGGTTGATATGGATAAAAGCGAGGCTATTTGCTTTAATGAGGATGGCGATTTTGAGGAGGATGCCCCCACTGCGCCCTGCGTAAATACTGAATGTCAATGCTACGACACGGACGAAGAGAGCAACTGCTCTGGTGAAGATGAGAATGGAAGTAGCTTGACCGACTGCCCTGATTTCATTCTTGCGCCTATCGTCTGCCCTACATGCAGCGGCACGAACGGTCTGTATAGCGATGAGTGTGAGCAGCGGAAACTTGATGAGTTGACCGATGAACTACTCGACATTGCAGAGGAAGATTCCGTCAAGGAGATGGCACAGATGTATAAGGATGGTATGCTTTCACCAGAGGATGCGCCGATACTGGATCACGAAGCGCATGACTATACGCTCACCCACGATGCGCCGATGCGAATACCGTTTTTACTTATCAAAGGCGATGGTATTAGGGATGGTGTTGTCAACGATCACGCTGACCACATCCAGCGACTCGACGGCGACATCCGCTTCATCCGCGATCAGATGGCGTATGATAGTAAGGTGACGCAACTCCAGCAGCAGATCAAGCAACTACAGATTGATCCAGAAACGGGGCGTCCATGCGAGATGGAGGAACGACTCCAGACCCAGATCGACCTGCTCAACGAAAGAAAAGAGGAAGCGGACGCAAGAATGAAACACCACGCTAACTCATCCATAGCTCATCCCGATATGCAGCGTCAGCTTGACGATCTGGACCCGGAGATGGAGTCGGACTATAAGCAGATCCAGGAGCAGATCCAATCTCTCAGCAATCAGGCTGCCAATCAACAGATTACTATCGAGACATACCAGCAGCGGTTAGACAATCATCGGACCGCTCTGGATGAATCGTGTGATGAACGGGTAGGACTGGCGGAGACGAGCAAGAAGTGCATCATCGCCCTGGAGCGCGAGGTAGCGAAATACCAATCTCTCTGGGAGTCGGTCGGCCAAGACCTGGTCGACTCAGAAGTGAAGCGCATGGAGCTGGAAGCGGAGAACGAGCGGCTGCGCGAAGGACTGAAAGAGATAGCTCAGTGGAATCAAGATTGGCAAGATGATTCTGAGATATGCGCCCGGCAATGGCGTGGATGTGTCGCCATTGCGCGGGGATTATTGGATATCACTGATAAATAGTATCTACAAAGTCATCATTCTTATCACCGGGGGCTATAGTAAAATATAGCCTCTTTTTATCATGCCTACTCTGAGGAGGGCCGAATTGTTCGTAGATGGCAGCAAGGGCAGATCGCCATGCCTCTATCTCATTATCTTCTATCTCTTGTATGACGTATTCCTCATCCTCAATAGTAATCTTCACACCATTAGCAACAGTAGATATATTTAGATTCATTTCAACCGCTTACGCTTCTCAATGTTACTGATAGGAATAACCATCTCACCACAACCAAAAGGGGGATCGTCACCCCAATGGGGCAATAAGACGATCTCCCTTTTATTCTCTCGTATCAATCTACCCACAGAATAACAGATACAACTATCCATCTTCTTGAGGATCTTTATATCTGTCCATTCTTGCGTTACTCCTCGGGCATCTCTCCACTCAACATACTCTATCCGCTCCATCAGGAAGCTCCTCCCGCCAATCGCTTACCACACCCATGTCTACCATTTTTTCAGCGAATGATTCGATACACCGTGCTGCATCTTGCCTGTTCTTCTGCTCTAATTGAGGATCGTCCATATCGGCCCTTATAGCTCGCTGGCTTGGTATGATAGGCAAAGGCTGTAGTATATCATTAGAGCCAGGGGGTGAGATGAACATCCACCATCCATTAGGTCGTTGATTCATGCCTATATTAGCTCTATCATTTCTATGCATACCACCTGTCACGTCAAAAGGAACATCAGGTGCATGTTCTGTCCCGCCCGATCTCCAATGGGTATGTCCATGCCATACGCGCCGTATGGTTTTATCTCCCACATACCCTCTATGGGCCAAGTCAATAAGAGTCTTTTGTGTTTCAACAATCAGCTTATTAGGAGATGGTGAATACATAGAATTACCATAACCGTGATTGATAAGCACATTATAAAAACCCTTATCAGCTATGTTCTGTATCCATCGCTGGCCCACAAAACGAGCATTCACACCCAACTGCCGAATAGCCCAGACAAACTCCATGCACGTTGAATCACCCTCACTGTAATCGTGATTCCCTTGGACAATTATATGCTCAATGGTGGCTTTCTCAGGCAGTGCGTTTTTTAACTCGGCATCATATTCGTGCATACGCCAAGCGGCAGCGGCTATCTGTTGCTCCCTCTTATTGAGGACATTATCAAGATGCTGGTTACGATAGATGCCACGCCCTTGGATAGTATCTCCACCGATACAATTAATAAAGTGCCTCGGCTGAAAGCGCCGTATGGCCTCACATGCCTTTGATGTAACGCTTTTGAATGCTTGTATGAGATGACCAGCATTGTGGAAGTGGTGATCTGAGGTGTGAAATGATACGGTCCCTCCCATCAAGCCATCAAAATTAGCATGAGTGCTGTATTCCAATATGGCTTTTAGCTGATCTATCTCTTGGCGCAGATCAACTATTATAGCATCTTTATCCTTATCCATTTCTTGTTGGGGGAAACCTACATCAGATGGGCTTATATTTCTGGGGAATGCCCTATCTGCCTTGCCGTGACTCCCCGGTTCACCTAACTCGAAATACCCCCGCTCAGATAATCTTCTGAGGATATTCTTGACGGTGCTTTTGGGAATGCTCGTATCCTTATGGATAGACCCACGCCCATAGAGCTGCCCCATTTCCTTCAGTCTGTTACGACTTTCTAATACGGCTTGTTCTGTAGGCGTGAGTTCCATTATTCTTTCTCCTTTGCTTCCTCAACAGTATCATCAGCCTCAAGCAGCCTTGCACACTGAGCAGCGTAAAGGGGCATAGGATAGACTTTACGTATAATCTCCTCTATATGCCCTGCCTCTTTGTTCTTGAGCGTTACAGGGCCATATCTGCCTGTCTCAGCATTGCTCTTGCCAATACGCTGTGATAACTCCCAATCGCTTTCCTGTTCCTTCTCATCCCGATCATCGCCCTGGAAGGTTCGGGACAGCGCAAAGCCAGCAACAAATCCCAAGCGCACGGGCTTGCCTTCCTCATCCTTGACACCATTGCCTTCAAAGTTCACAAGCGTCTGATCAAAGTCTACCTCTACTGACATATCGTCCTCCTGTTAAGGGTTTAATATAATATACATAGATCTATTATTGTGTCAATGTTATACGCATAACACCAGATAGGAGTTGGTACATACCCTGCGACATATCCGTCCCTTTCTCTACGCCGCCATTTGCTTCTTCAGTGCATTCAGTTCCGCTCGTAGTGCCTTCGCCTCCGCTTTCCAATCCAACACCGACTTCATCACCGCGCCTTCAACGTCCTCTATCCGCTCTTGGGCGCGTTGCAATACTCTCCCGCCGATGGTGTTGACCACCGATGTGCGAACAGCCAAGCCTTCGTCGGTGTCGTAGGTGCAACCGGGGAATACTTCTGCGAGATCCTGGGCAACGATCCCGAACAGCTTCTTAGCCTCATCGCCATCCTTCTCATACTCGTTCGTCCACTGCCACTTGGAGTATTTGAGCTTCTTCCAATCGTCCCAGTAGTCACGCGCTGGAACGATGTTGGTCTTGAGCGCAACGTCCGAGATGCCGCCGTAACTGTTGGCGCGACCCTGGACCGCTCCGTCTGAGTAGACGATGAAGTCAGCGTCTGTTGAATCGAGACAGTAGATGTAATATTGGCTTGTGTTATTGGGGGATGCTCCACTAAAATTGATTTGAATCCCGTAAGGCGTTGAGGCATGCGTATTGTACATATACAAACCCACATCAGCCGCAGCAGTGGTCGTTGTGAGCAATCCGCTATTAGCAATCGTCAGCTTCGCCGTTCCCCACGTTATCGTGCCAGTGGATGCACCAGCAGTATAAAAAGCATGAGTACCATTGACTTGATTATAATACGATGCCTCGTCGTTGCTGATATATGTTGGATTATTAGATGAGTTATAGAAAGCATTTTGGGCAATGCTAAACGCCGTACCAGCACCCGCTGACGTATTTGCCCACATCGTTGCGTTGCCGCCGATCTGATACGCAGATACATCTCCGTGCCACGTTGCTTGCGGCGTCACGCCCAACCCGAGATTGCCGCTGGAGTCGAGGCGCATAGCAGTGCCGCCATTAACCCCTATGAGCATATCATCATTGGAGTGATCGTAATACAGAAATCCCTGATCGTTTGCGTTCTGATCGCTCCAGAAAATACCAGCAGCACCAGAAGTAGCAGCGTTTATAAATTCAATCTGGTTTTCATTCGCGTCTGACTCCAGCGTAAGCAAAACCGCACCGCGACCACTTGCACCGGATGATGCCTCCCACAAGTGCATCTTGCTATAGGGGCTCGCCGTGCCGATGCCGACGTTGCCGTCCTGAAGAACTGTCACTCTTCGCGTAGGACTTGCCGCCCCATCTGCGGTAGTCCAGATACTAAATCTACCCGGCATATCACTTGCACCGGGCGTTCCATCAACTTCTGCCGTTAGCCGCGCTCCCTCGCGGAAGGCACTTCCATCCGATCCATAAAAACTGATTTGCCCTAACTCATCATCATCGGCAACAATAGTATGCGATCCAGCCGTCGCGCCACGGGTTTTATTGAAATACATCTCTGGTCCTGCCGCACTAACGCCAAAGCCTTCAAACTGCACCGAACCTTCAACTGTAACATCGGTGTTTACATTAAGCTTAAAGGTTCCATTCGCCGCGCCGATCTGAACGTCGTCGCTGGTATTCAGCGTCGTCACCGTCGCCGCTGCGGGAGTCGTCGCGCCGATTGTTACCGCATCCAGCGTACCGCCATTAATATCAGCCGTAGTAACCGTTCCAAGATCGGTCCACGTGCCCGTAATAGATACTGCATTCGTCAGCGTCCACGCGCTTGGATGAAACGTCAGCGCATCTCCAGTGGCATTGCCAATGGTCGTGTTGCCGGTGGATGTAAGATCGGTAACGGTCGTTGCCCCTGCGCCGAGGGTGCCCGTGGTCAGTAGGTTCGCCGCT